TTCCAACACGTTTTGCAATCTTACGAATTTCTACATCATGGGGGTATAATTTTAGACAAACGGTTTCACTTTCACCACAATGAATACAAAATTCTTCACCAAGATGATTGTTTAACCATGCAACTCTTTTACGGTAGTTTCTACGAGCTACCTTTTTAATTGTCTCTTTATACTTCTCATAATGTGTTTTCATACGTTTATTTATAAGTTTTGAATCATATAAAACCCAGTTTTTAGAAACTTCGTTTTTATAAATACTTGGGATAAACAAAGACTACAAAGACTATTATAGTCTATCTACTAGTTAAAAGGAGCAAAAATCATGGCATTTTTAGTATCTCCTGGCGTACAGGTTAAAGAAGTTGATTTAACCAATGTAGTGCCAGCTGTTGCCACCTCAATAGGTGCTATCGGGGGAGCCTTTGAAAAGGGGCCCGTATCTTCCGTTGTTACTATTTCTTCAGAAGAAGAATTAGTAAAAATATTTGGTAAACCTGTTTCAACTGGAAATCAGTTCGAAACCTTTTTTACCGCTGCAAATTTCTTGCAGTACTCAGACTCACTACGAGTTGTTAGAGCAGAAAGTGGCATATTAAATGCTGGTGCAAACTCTGGAATACTTATTCGTGATACTGATCATTATCAAGACAGTTTTCAAGATGGTCAAGGTTCTCATGGAGAATGGTCAGCAAGAACTGCTGGAACACATGGTAACTCACTTGGTGTAGATATATGTGGAAGTGCAAGAGCATATGAACAACCATTAGGAACACTAAACTTAGTGAATGGTGCTGGTGCAATTGGTGACTTGAATATTACAGTTGATGACCAAGATGCAGCAAACGCTGTAATCGCAGCAACTGATATTATTTCTTTCCAAACAAATAACTCTGTTACTGCTCTTGTAAATGGTGCAATCACAATTCCCACTAAAAATCTAGTTGTAGATGGAAACTCTGGTACAGCTGCAGTTGGACAAAGAGTAATCGGTGCTGGTATATCTGATGGTGGTGAAGTTGTTAAAATTAAAACTGTTACATCACAGACTGCACTTATTCTTGATAAAGCAATTACAGTTGCAGATAATGCACCTCTTGCATTTACAACAGATGCACAAGTAGAATCTGGTGGACAAGAGTATGAAGTAACTTCTGTTTCTGGAGAAGTTTTAACACTTCGTTTACTTGATGACCCTGCTGGTGGTGGATTACAAACAATCATTCCAGACAACTCATTTATCACAAGACGTTGGAGATTTTCTGACTTATTTGATACAGCTCCTAGTACATCTTTATGGGCTACTGCTAATGCTCGTGGAGAAAAGGACGAACTTCATGTTGCAGTATATGACATAACAGGTGATATTACTGGATTTGATGTTGATGTTAAAGGACAAAGAACTAATGCAGTAATCGAAATATTTCCAAATATGTCAAAGAACCCTAATGCAAAAACTGCACAAGGTTCTAACAACTATTATTCAGAGGTTATATATGCACAGTCCTCATTCATTTACTGGACAGATCATATCTCTGCTGGTAGTAATTGGGGTACAGATATTGCAACAGGAACAGACTACACATTAGTAAGTGGAGTTAATGTTGATGCACTAACTGGTGGAACAGACGATTATTCTGTAACTGCTGGTGAATTAGAACTTGCATACGATAAGTTTCTAGATACAGAATCATTAGACATAAATCTAGTTTTAGGTGGTGCATCAAGTATTGTTGCAGACACAGAAGCTGGAATGGACACTCATGTAACAATGATTAATTCTCTTGTAGAAAGTCGTAGAGATTGTGTGGGATTTGTTTCTCCATATCGTGCTGCGACAGTCGGTGTTGCAGACCCAATTGATGCAACTAAAAATGTTATTGATGGGTTTAATACTTGTCCAAGTTCATCTTACATGGTATTCGATAGTGGATACAAGTATATGTATGATAAATATGCTGATGTATTTAGATTTGTTCCATTAAATGGGGATACTGCTGGTCTTTGTGCAAACACAGACAATGTTGCAGATGCATGGTTCTCTCCTGCTGGATTTAATCGTGGTAGAGTTCGGGGTGCAGTTAAACTTTCATATAACCCAACTAAATCACAAAGAGATCAACTTTACAAAGCAAGAGTTAACCCAGTTGTTAACTTCCCAGGCCAAGGTGTAACACTCTTTGGTGATAAGACTGCATTATCAAAACCAAGTGCATTTGACAGAATTAACGTCAGACGACTATTCTTGGTTCTTGAAAAAGCAATCGCAACTGCTTCTAAATTTCAACTCTTTGAGTTCAACGATGAGTTTACAAGAGCACAATTTAGAAACTTAATAGAACCATTCTTACGAGAGGTTCAGGGCCGAAGGGGTATAACAGACTTTAGTGTCGTATGTGATACTGGAAATAATACTGGTGATGTCATAGACAGAAACGAGTTTGTTGCCGATATCTTTATTAAACCTGCTAGAGCCATTAACTTTATTACTCTAAACTTCATCGCCGCAAGAACGGGCGTTGCATTTAGTGAGATAGGAGGATAACATGGCTAATATAGACGACTTTAAAGCAAACTTAATCGGTGGTGGTGCAAGAGCCAACCAATACAGGGTAACTGTTACTCCACCAGTTGGTATCGCAATAGGACTTGATGTTCGTAGAACATCATTTCTAGTTTCTGCATCAAATCTGCCTGCATCAACTTTAGGTGAAATTCCAATTCCATTTAGAGGTAGAAACATTTATGTATCTGGTGACAGACCAGCACCTGATACATGGAGTACAACATTCTACAATGATACAGACTTTATGATTAGAAACGCAATGGAAAGATGGCATAATGGTATTAATGATTTTGCAGAAAATACTGGGGTTATTAACCCTTCTGCATATCAAACTGATTTAACTGTAGAACAGTTAGATAGAGATGATACTGTTCTGAAGAGTTACATCTTTAGAAATGCTTATCCATTGACTATTTCTGCAATTGAATTGACAAATGCTGAAGCTGGAGACATTGAATCATTTGAGGTTTCATGGAGATATCAACACTTTGAACCTTCAGGCGTAAGTTTCTAAACCTACTAAATAAGAGATACTAGTAGGAGATATTATGGCTGAACTTTTTGGTTTTAAGTTTGAACGTGCTAAATCTAGCGATTCTCAAGATAAGTTTACTGAACCTAGTTCAGATGACGGAACTCTTGAGGTCGCTGGTGGCGGCTTTTACGGACAACTTTTAGACACAGACGGTAGACAACGAACCGAGGCAGACTTGATTCGTAGATACCGTGATATTGCACAACAACCAGAGTGCGATAGTGCGATTGAAGATATTATAAATGAAGGTATCGTTTCTAATGAACGAGATCAAGCTGTCGATATTGTACTCGACAGAATTATGTACACAAAAAAAATTAAAGACAGAATTAGAGAAGAGTTTGATACTGTATTAGAACTTCTTGATTTTGAAACTAAAGGTCACGATATCTTTAGACGTTGGTATGTAGATGGACGACTCTATTATCACAAAGTTATTGATCAAAAGAATCCGAGGCAGGGTATTCAAGAATTAAGATACATTGAGCCTAACAAAATTCGTAAAGTTAAAGAAACTGAGAAGAAAATTAAGCCAGGAACTAGTATAGAACATATTCAAACTAAGAATGAATATTATCTGTATAATACTAGTGGTTTAAAATCTGGAACTGCTGAAGGAATTAAGATTTCTCCTGACAGTATTACATATGTACCTTCTGGTTTAATTGATCAGAATAAAGGTCATGTGCTTTCATATTTACACAAAGCAATCAAACCTGTAAATCAATTAAGAATGATTGAGGATGCACTTGTTATCTATCGTATATCAAGAGCGCCAGAAAGACGTATATTCTATATTGATGTTGGTAACTTACCAAAACAAAAAGCAGAACAATATCTAAAAGATGTTATGAACAGATATCGTAACAAACTAGTATATGATGCATCTACTGGTGAAATCAGAGATGATAGAAATCAAATGTCAATGTTAGAAGATTTTTGGTTGCCTCGTAGAGAAGGTGGCCGTGGTACAGAGATTACTACTTTGCCAGGCGGATCAAATCTTGGTGAGATAGATGATATTCAGTATTTCAAAAATAAACTATTTCGCTCATTGAATGTTCCTGTTTCTCGTATGGAAGCAGAGGGTGGTTTCAGCCTTGGTCGTTCAACAGAGATTACAAGAGATGAATTGAAGTTTACAAAGTTTGTACAAAGGATGCGTAAAAAGTTTACACCACTATTTACTGATATTCTAAAAACACAACTTATTCTTAAAGGTGTAATTACTTTAGACGATTGGAAAAAACTAAAACAACATATTCAGTATGACTTCTTGCAAGACGGACATTTTGCAGAACTCAAGAAAGCTGAGTTGATGGAAGATCGAATTAATGCATTGGGAAGTATTGAATCATACATTGGTACATTCTTCAGTAAAGAATGGGTACAGAAAAACGTACTAAATCTTAATGAAGGTGAAATTGAAGATATGCAATCACAAATGAATAAAGAAGCTGGACTTGACCCAGAAGACGGTGGAGTTGATATTCCAGATGGTTCTGATGGTATAACTAGATATCCATCTCAAGATGGTAATGTAATCCCAGCAGATGATATTGAAAAATATGATGACGACTATGAACCACCAGAAAAAAATGGAGATAAATAATGAGTGCAGAAGAATTTGTAAACGCATTAGCCAATAAAGATAATTTAGGAGCAGAAGATGCTTTTAAGACAGCAATGTCATCAAGAATTGGTGATGCATTAGAAACAAAAAGAAAAGAAGTGGCTGGTAGTATGATTAAACAACATATACCAGATACAGAGGAAAAAGAAGAAAGTTAATGAAAACTTTAACACAAATGTATCAGCCCTTTAAAGAAAAGGATGAACATAAAAATTCTAAAGGATATAAAAAACTTTCTCCTAAGATGAAGGGTGCTGTAGATGAAATATTTGCAAAAATGGATGCGAAACCTTCTGATTTCCTAAATACTTTTGAAAAAACAATTAAAGAGATATCTAAAAAATTTAAAGTCCCAGAAAGACAACTTATGGGATATTTTGAAAAAGAGATGCTAGCATTTTAAGGAGTTAAATAATGGCTTTTACAACAAGAACATTGAGGGATACCATAGTTGGAACTACTGGTAATGGTGGTACAGTTACTATTCTAGTTAATATAGAAGATGACACCACTGCAAACAATGCTATTTTGGATGCATCTGGACTAGACGGACACGCCAATGGTGCTAAATTACACATCAATAGAATTTGGTGGGGATTAACACAA